CCCTGAGTGGCGGAAATAGGTGTGAGAAACTGTTGAGTCGCTGCCAAATTGTTAGATACGGTGACGGGGAGTGGTTTGGCGATTATGTTCATGGCTGCCTTAGAAACGGTGAGTGCTGCTTTACGGGCATGTCCTGAAAGTGTGTTCACTGGTCGCGTGCTCGGAAGATGAGACTGTAAAGAAAAGGAAGATTTTTTGGAACTAGACATAATGAAATACTACAATCAAGCCTCCCAGTCGTAATCCGCCCAAGTGTCGTCGTCCACGAAACCCTCGTGTCCGTCTTCAACAGATATCCCTTCTCCGCGGCGTTCACGTCGTCGTTGACGCTGGCGTAACCGTCGAGTACGCTCTGTAGTAGACTGTTGGCGGAAACGCGCTTCACAGTCGCAAACAAAGAATCGAGAGCGTCTGAATGTGACCGACGACACGTATGAAGGCAATACTATGGTCAAAGATCGAGGGTGACGTATGTTAGACACAATCTCTACCCGGTGCAATCGATACTGCTGGTGCTCGCAGTTCCAGTAATCCCAACGATTATGCACGTGCACGCGCACCGATTGGCGGTCAGGATCTCCGGAAACTACCCAACGTTCGTCGTTCAAACTGGGAGCAGCAGATAGCCGGACAAAGAAGTTAGTGCGGTTAGCGAACAAAGTGACAGTGAGTGGCTCGTTTGTAGTCAGAATCGGAAGTGACATAAGTATTCACAAAGAAATAAAGCGTTATGCGCTTTTGTACCAATAAATTTATTTACAAGAAACGGATATGTACAACGAAATCTCTATATACAACGACTCATCACAACACTCTACACTCTAACATCGGCTCCTACAGCCCACAACTTGCGGAACGCCACGGGATTCTTTTGCAGATCGCTCAACGCAGCGATCGCGAGTCTAATTCCCGTTTCGTTCTGCACCCCCTGCAACCGCGCGCTTATCACATCAGCCGCTACATCGCAAAGTCCGGCGTCGTCATATCCGACCAGCTGATCTCGAAGTGCCGTCAGGTGCTCCTCGAAATTACTCTCGAATCGTACGTCCCAACGTCCCAATTTCGCAATCCGTCGTAAAGGATCGCAAAAGAGGCGCGGACCGTCGATAGTCGGAATTATGAAGTTGCCACAGAAGTAGGCATGCTTAGTCACTATCAACTTGGCTTGCAAATTGAAGATCGACGCCATCTTGCTGCTACCTCGCTTGTATATCTTGTCGGCGGTAATCGCATCTGTGGCGATCAGGGAATCATCGCCCAAAAACCACGCAAACTTGACATTTTGGAAGTACTCCGGACGGTCAAAGTAGGCGTACGCGACGGTGGCCATATTGACCAGCGTGTTTCCGAGAGACGTCGTGACGTCACCGGATTTGCGCTGGAACATCGTCCACATCGTCAACCCAGTTTCGAATGATTTGGCCGACGACACTTCATGTCCGTCTGACCACATCTTGCAGAATTCTTTATCGAAACCGATGTTGCGATAGAACCACATTTCCATCTTGAACACAGTTTGTTCTTGTGTCTTGTCATATTTGGAAAAGTCGTTCTCTATGTACGTCGGTACAGTAGCCCCCATCCCGTCTGTGAAATCCAAGGCGTGTTTTTGCAGATCATTGACAGTCTTCCCTTTATTCACAAGAACGTTATTCTTACACGGAAGCAACAAACGTTCGAAGGCTTCACGCATCATTGGTCCAAAAATGGCATTGTACGCCTTGGACATGAACACAATGACCTGCGGTTGACCCCACGTTCCTGCTGCTTCGACGGTCGACGCTGCTTTGCAAATGCTCTTCAAGATCATGGCGTACTTGTTCATTTCGAACTCTGCCATGTCTAGATCGTGCTGCATGATTGCTTTTACCGTCGGCTCCGTTTGCGCACTGATGAAATCCTTAACGTTTTTTGGGTTGACTGTGATCGGATGCGACTGGAAGTAGTCGAGCCACGTGTCCACATTACCGTTCCAATACGTCTGGAGGCAGTGGCGCATGACCTTTTCTACAATGCCGGGCGACTCGTAACCTCTGGTGATGAACGCAGCCATGTTGCGTTTGTTTAAAGCCATTAGCAGTGACCGGTGTGTCACAGCTCTAGGCGGCTCTGCGTCTGTCATGACGTAGGGTTTGAAGGTTTTTGTTTGTTTGGTCTTTGGTAAGACCGAGAAATTGTTGCGAAAGTACCCGTGCATTGAAAAGTTTATGGGGCTGTACTCTCGCACATCGTTGTCGAACTCTCTCCTCTCATCAGAGACACCAGGCAACGCATCGTCGTATGCTTCTTGGATGACGTGCGCACATACGCCCAGACGGGTCGACTGCAACGGATTGCGCGAAACCGGGAACTCCCCTTTGACATCCCCTCCGGTTCGCTCGACTATGTCGTCTCTGGGACTGTTCCCGGCCAACCGCACAATTTTGTCTACTACGGCCGTCTTCATCGCCTCAATCGTCATCCCTCCAAAAATGCGCGCACCGCCGATTATGGCATGATACTCGGCTACCGTTTCGAACTTCATTGTGGGGTAATCGAGCTCACGACGGAAGTCGCGAACTCCAC